TAAATATAAAAAGTATTCAAGGAGATATAAAACAAAAAGAAAGGAGAAATGAATATGAAATACACAATTATATGTAAAGACCAAGAAGTGTTTTATTCCGATAGATATGATGCAGAAAACTATTGGTGCGATAAGCTCTTATGTGTCATTGACAATATCAATAAGAAAGTAACCTTTGATGGGGTTACATGGAAAGAAGTAGATATAGACCATTTATAGTAAGAGAAATGAAAGAAAAACTATACAACCTACTTAAAGAATGGCTCGTCTGTGAATGGGATTGCGACTATTGCCAACACCTAACAACCTTTCGTGATGGCGATGGTAGGCATCCTTGCAACAGATGTCAGTCATTCAATTTATTCAAAATTGCAAACCATATTGATGCAGATTTGAAAGACAAGGTAAAGGAAATAATGAATATAGTAAGAAAGGAGAAATAGATATGGCACAGTTGGCAATTAGAGGGCACTTAACGAGAGGAAAAGAGGTAATAGAAATCCTTAAAATGTTAGGTGCGAAAGAAGAAGATATATATAATGGAACTTACACAAATTGGGTCTATATAATCAATGAAGAAGGATATGTATATTGGGATTATCCAAGCGATAGATATACTATTTATACCCTCGAAGAGTTCCTCGAAAAGTTTCCATACAAGGTCGGGGATAAGGTCTTGTATAAGATATACAACGTGTATAGCGGCATCAAAAAAATGACTTGGAACGAAGAAAAAGAACAAGTAATATATCGTCTTGATTCAAAAAATCTGTGGGTAGCATACGCAGACGAATTAACAAAAGACAATTTCATTCTTGACAGCGAAGATAGCGAAGAGAAGATTAAACATAGAAGATTCCTCGTAGATGTTACCATTCCTTATGGTGATGAATACAAGGACGCGGAAGAGTTGCAAGAAACTATACAAGAGATTTTTGATTGCCTATGCGATGACAAAGGCAGGTGGAAAGTTAAAGTTGAATATATAAACGAAAAAGAATAAATAGATATGGTAGTTTATAGAGAATTATATTCAGTTTTAATTGTTTTTGCTTTTGTGATATTTCTTGGTTATGCTATGTTTAACGCACATCAACACAAGAAAAATATCGGAAGTTCTGTTGTTGTTAATGGTGATACATTAAGAATAGTAGAATGGACTAAGTTGTACGATATGTATGTGCTTGAAAATGGTTTAGTTTATAGATTGAAGGAGGAATAGATATGAAACCAAAGAAAGAAATAATTGAAAGATTAATTAAGTCGGGTGTTATGGGTAGGCTGAACGAATTGCTATCAGCGGCACATATGTTACAATGCGTGGCGAGTAATTTGCATGGCGAAGCAGAAGATCTAATGCGAGAATATGGTTTGCACTTGGGCGATATCAAGAGAGCGCATTCTGCATATGTTAAGGCTTCGGATAATTACTTCAAGTTGTTTGCATCGCTAATAACAACGAAAGAATCAACGAATGATATGTTTGCAGATATTGAAGCTTACGAAAGGGGATTTCGCGAGTGGGCGAAGATTCCTCAAGGTTGGCAACCAAGAATAACTAACGAAACAGAAGAATGACTATGAGTAACAACCCAACACCACTACACCACCTAAAGAATATCGAAGAAATCTACGGCATAGGCAATAGACATTCGCCTATTGTAGTAGAGAACTTCGGCTGGTGGGTAGTAATGAGCAACAACGATGTGATAATCGTATCGAAAGAAGGCTACTTGGGCAATCCGAAAGCCGAGCCATACATCGTGGACGAACAGACACTGAACGATGAAGATTGGCTTCCACACCTTCGCCGCAAGGGGTGGTTTACAAGTGAGTGTGAAAACGATTTTAATAAAGCAATAATTTTTGCGAAATGGAAACAACGAATCAAATGTACCCTTTACGAATAAATCACTATACAACGATTTATGTGCCGAAGCATAAGCACAACGAGGAATACCGCCAGGAATATATCAATAAACACTTTACCCCGAAGGTTGTTGTAGCACGCAGGGACACATTGAATGCGCCTGTCACGATAGCCGACATCGAACAATGCAAACGCGAAGGATTGACCTATGCAAAGGCTGGTAGAAAGCTGGGTGTTTCCCCACAAGTGGCTAATTATTATGCCAAGAAGTACGGCATATTGTTGGGGAAGCAGAGAGAAGAATAAAAAACATTAAAAACTGAAAAATAATTCATTTTTAATTTGTTGATAATCAAAGAATAAAGTAACTTTATAGCAAAATTTAAGAGTATGGTAACAATGCAATACCGAAAGGTGGCGGACATTGCCAAGTTGGAAGGCAATCCGCGAAAGATAGATAAGGAAGATATGGCGCGATTGAAGCAATCCATAGAAGGGTTGCCCGATTACTTTGAAGCGCATCCAATAGTCCTTTCAGACAGAACGGGCAAACTTGTTGTTATTGATGGCAACCAACGGCTTGAAGCTGCACGTCAATTAGGGTGGGAAGAAATTCCAACCGCCTTGCTATCGGGATTGACCGAAGAAAAGGAACGCGAAATCATTATCCGCGCCAACGTGAACAATGGCGAATGGGATATGGAATTGCTACAAGAGTGGGACAAGGAGCAGCTTGAAGATTGGGGTGTTGATGTAGAGTGGGAAGAAGAAAACGAAGATATACCAAGCATAGGTGCAAAAGGAAGCCTTGCAGAAAAATTTGGTATTATTCCTTTTTCTGTGTTAGACACACGAAAGGGCGAATGGCAAAGCAGAAAGAAAGTATGGTTAGACTTGGGTATAAAGTCAGAGGTAGGACGGGATGAAAATATGGTATTTGCAAAATCTGTACAAAATACAGCAGTATATGAAGTAAAGAATTATTTAAGAGAGAAACTTAAAAGAGAACCTACATGGGATGAAACAATAAAATATTGCGAAGATAAAGGTCTGAAATTGCACAAAGGAACATCTATTTTCGACCCAGTACTTTGTGAGATGATGTATCGTTGGTTTAATGTTAATGGTGGAGTAGTTATAGATCCTTTTGCTGGTGGAAGTGTTCGCGGCATAGTAGCGGCAAAGCTCGGAATGCATTACAATGGATGTGATTTGCGTCAAGAACAGATAGCTGCTAATATTGAAAACGGCAAAGAGGTGTTGACAGAAGGAGAGCCTTTCCCAAACTGGGTGTGTGGCGATAGCTGCGACATAGATAAGCACCTTGAAGGAGTAAAAGCTGACATGATAATGACTTGTCCGCCTTATGCAGATTTGGAGGTATATAGCGACAACCCGAAGGATCTATCTACAATGGATTATAAAGACTTTCTTGAAGCATACCGCAAGATTATAAAGAAAACGGCTGATATGCTAAAAGAAAATCGTTTTGCGGTGTTTGTAGTTGGAGAGGTGCGCGACAAGAAAGGATATTATTATAATTTTGTCGGCGACACGATAAAGGCTGGTATAGATGCAGGGCTTAAATATTACAACGAAGTAGTATTAGTAAATAATACATCTACACTTGCTAATAGATTAGGCAGATACATGAATGTTGGTCGCAAGGTAGGAAAACATCATCAAAACGTAATTATATTTTACAAAGATGGGGGGGCGAAAAAGATTAAAGATGAATTTCCAACTATTGATTTGCGCGAGGAAGATATAAAGGCGCAAATAGAAGCAGAGGAAGGACTAATTTAATTTACCCTTAAGGGAAAATAAATTTTCTGTTAATGGAAAATAAAAAAGTGATTAAAGAATGTATAACTAAATACACCGAACAGATATGAAGTATTCACCGAACAAAATACGTGAATGTGCCGAGTGGGTTCGGCAGAATGGATTGATGGAGTATGGCGGAGCAACCTTCAAGGAGTTTTGCGAAGCTATGGGAATAGATGATATGACGCATTACAGATGGATGAATAATGCGGAGTATGCGGAAGCAATTAAAAGAGCGCAAGCCGATTACAAAGATACACTGGAAGTTAGCCTTGTTGATAGCCTTGTAAGGAAGGCACGCGGTTACGATATGGAAGAAAAGAAAACGGAGTATGTGAACGTTGATGGGCAGAAAAAGATTAAGCGACAAACCACCACAACAAAGCATTTCCAACCCGACACTGGTGCGGCTATCTTCCTACTGACTAACGTAGCACCCGACAGATGGAAGAACAAGATTAACAACGAGCATTCGGGCGAGGTGGCAAGCGGATTGACTATTATCGTGAAGGATGAAGAAGAGAAAGAACTAATCAAGTCAATAGAGAATCTGTAATGAATCCAACGAAGGTATATAAGGACAATCTTAATGCCTGGCGCGAAAGGAAGCGACTAATAGCTAATCGTGGTGGCACAAGAAGTGGGAAAACCTACTCTCTTGTGTCGCTTTTTGTTTGTGTGGCAATGCAAGCCAAGCAGAAGCGCACGATTGATATTGTGTCGGAAAGCCTTCCGCACTTGAAACGTGGTGCAATAAACGATATAGAGGACATCCTAACCAACGAACAGATGATTGAAGATGTTCACTACATCAAGAACAGAAGCGACCACACCTACCTATTCAAGAGCGGCACGCAGATAAGGTTTTTCAGTGCTGACGATTGGGGCAAGGTCAAAGGTTCGCGTAGGGATGTGTTATTCATCAACGAGTGCAATCGTATCAGTTGGGAAGTGTACCGCCAGCTTGCGGTGCGTACTACTGAGTGCATCTTCCTTGATTGGAATCCCGATAGTGAGTTTTGGTATGAGCAGAAGGGATTGAACACGAAGGACACAACGAAAGAGATACATTCTACCTACAAGGATAACCCATACTTAACCGAAGTGCAAGTAGCCGAGATTGAAAGCAACAAGAGCGATGAGAATTGGTGGAAGGTGTACGGTTTGGGCGAGGTAGGTCGCCCACAAGGGGTTATCTATGACCGTTGGCAACAAGTGAACGCAATCCCCGAAGGTGCTACACTGATAGCGCGAGGTCTTGACTTCGGTTTCACGAATGACCCTACCGCGATTGTGGATGTGTACAAGTACGATGGTAAGTTGTGGCTTGATGAGCTATGCTACCAACGCGGCATGACGAATGATAAGATAGCCGAGTTATTAAGGGGCAAGGATGGAACAACCGTAGCGGATAGCGCGGAAATGAAATCAATCACCGAGATATACAACTACGGCATTCGTAGGATAGAGCCTGCACAAAAGGGCGCAGATTCTGTGCGTGTTGGTATTGATATTCTTCGTAGGTATGAGTTGATGGTAACAAAGCGGAGCCTTAACCTTATCTACGAACTACGAAACTACAAGTGGAAGGACAACAAAATCACTGGCGAAACGATGAACGAACCAGTGGATAAGTTCAACCACCTTCTTGATGCAGCGCGCTATGTCGCGTTGAATATGCTTTCGGAAAAACCAACGATAAAACGCCCAAGGGCAAGAATCAGTACGATATGACACTGAAGGAATTTTTCATACTTGATAAATTGGTGGCGAACACAGACGAGGTTCAAGACCAGATTAAGAACCTACCGAAACCCTATTCAGTAGGCGGAGTGAAAACACCCGATTCGCTTAACGATATAACGATAGGTGAATTGATGGAACTACAAAGCGCACAGAACGAGCAGGACTTTGTTTTGAAGTGTTGCACGATACTTTTATCGCTTGACGAAAGAAACGCGCTTAAATCGCAAGCAAATGCCGTTATCGGCTTTGTTATGTGGGTAAGCAAGGAACTTGAACGCATCGGCAAGCTATTCGATAGCACTTCCATTCCACCAACACCCGAGGAGAAGCAAGCCGGTGTGGAGAGTTTGAAGTTCGGGATGTTCGGTGTGCTTGACTACTATGCCTTACGCATGGGGATAACCGACCATGAAGAGGTGGAGAAAGTGAAGTGGATAAGGGTGTACAAATGCCTGGATATGGATGCACAGAAAGCGAGATATGAAAAGAGATTACGAACCATTTATGCAAAGAAACAATGAACACGATTGAACAGAAGATTAGAATCATTGCCGAGAGAATGGGCAATGTGAACTACCTCTATGATGGGTGGGGATTGATTAACTTGAGAGCCGACCAAACACCTACACCGATAATGGTTAATGTGTTGCCGGTGGCTGGGGCATTCCATTTGAATGGTCGTAGGATAACCGAAAGCGAGGAATGCTTGATTGGCTTCCTTGATAAGACAGAGTTCGACTTTGACGGCGTGAAGAACAACGAAGTCATTGAACGATGTAAGAAGCTTGCACTTGAATTCTTGATGACCTTGAATGAGAGCGGCCTATTTGAGACGGTAAGCGGTGATGTGTCATTCGGCATTGAGTACAACTTGCTTGATGTGAATATGACGGGTGTAGTGCTTTCCTTGCGACTTGAGGAGAAGGAGGGCGTAGTAATGTGCTTTGGCAAACCAATAAAGGACTACTTCAATGGATGATGTGAAGAAGATACTTGGCATTGCGCTTGAGGAATTGCGCCAACGGATAATTGCAAACCATGTGGCGGCTGGGCAAGTGGCAAGCGGAAGAACGAGGGCAAGCCTTCGGGTGGAAGTGCGCGAGAATGAAGGTATATTGTGGGGGCGCAGTCCGTTCGGTACACTTGAAACGGGGCGCAAGCCAGGCAAGACACCGCAAGGCTTTGTAGGCATTATCCGCCAATGGATGAAGGACAAGGGAATACAAGCTGCACCCATTCCGTATGTGCGGCAACCTTCGGAAAGGTGGCAACCCAAGTACACACCCCAAGAACGCGGTAACCTTTCGCTTGCTGGTGCTATTGCGCATAACATCAAGACGAAAGGCACAAGCCTATATCGCAGAGGTGGAAGGGATGACATCTACTCAAACGAGATACAGAGAACCATCAACGAAGTGCAAGACAAGCTGATGGTAATTTATACTACACAAATCGATAACATTAACTTAAATTCACGAACATGAGAGAAGCTTTACTTTCGGGAAGAACGATATTAGTACCCGACAATGTTACGTTTGCATTCAACCCCATGCGCGTTAAGATTGACGATGCAGCAGGGGCTATTGCTATCTCTATCACGGATGGAGAGCAAACATTCACAGATGAACGCGAGCCGATAGGCGGCAAGGTTGCATTTGATTTATCTGTATATGCGCGTAGTTTCTTTGATAACACCATTCACGATGTAAATGCAAAGGAATTAACTTGCACGATAACAGAAGGACTGAACGAGTATAGTTTCACAACCTATGTTATGTGGGGAGCAATGAATTTCTATGAGCAATTCAACCGACAGAGAAAGGTTACATGGTTTAAGAACTTTCCGTTCAAATTTAACCTATATGTGCCACAAGGTGCAATCGTAAGAACGCGCTACGATAAGAATGGATATTCATCGGCAACCCTTCAAGAAGGATTGATAAGCATTAACCCGAATGAGTTGTTCAACCCTTCGGAGTTTGGCGTAATCAGAATGGATAACTATATCCAACCGAGTGTGTGGGAGTATACCTTTGATGAAACCTTTCGCGGTGTTGATGAAGGTACACACATCAGCCGCTTGGTTGTAGATGAATGCACGAATGGTGTTTATCTGCGATGGGTAGATAGACATGGATTTGTGCAGTATTACCTATTCAAGACTGGCGATGATATTTACCAAACAAAGGCAGAAGGTCAAGAAATGAACATAGACTATGAAACGTGGTATGATTTCGGAAATGTGCAAGTGCAACAACGAAAGAGCATGACGCGAAGCATTAAGGCAGGTGCAAGCCTTGTAGATCAAGAAACATTCGATATGCTGACAAGTATCTATTCTTCGCCATTGGTTGAGTTGTGGTATGATAACGAATGGTTGCCTATACGCATTGCGGATGCAACAATAACCAAAACAAGCAAGCCATTGCAAGATATAGAGATTGAAATATTAATGCCAAAAATGATAACACAGAGCCTATGAGATATGAATTATACATAGACGAAAGAAGGGTGGACTTGTCGGATGATAACATAGCCTTGAACTACAAGAGCAATCTGTTATCCGACATTACCAAGATTGTGAGCAACAATAGCTACACAATCAAGCTGCCCAAGACGAGCAACAACATGGCATTGTTTGGTCATGCTGAAATGGTTAGTTCAAGCACGCGCTTTCCCTACGTTAGCCACAATGGGATATTATTCCGCGATGGCATTGAGATAATCAGAGGTGCATCGGTGGTGTTGTTGAAGATAGGCGATGGGATAGAAATCGCGCTTGTATGGAACGATACAAAAGCCTTCAACAAGATGATAAGCGAGGGCGCATCCCTTCGAGATATGCCGACAGAGAGCGAAAGGGTGGTGTGGAAGTTCTACTACAACCATGAGAACGAGTACTACCCGATTGATAACTACGGATGGGGATTGCCCCCAATGGGCGATGATAACTACACCGCACATCCATGCGTTAAGGTTAGCAAGATATTATCTTGGATGGAAGCCTACAATGGTGTGAAGTTTAACATACCAACAGAGCGACAAGCATTTATCAATAGCTTGGTTGTGCCGTTGATAAGCAAAGAACCCGATGCAAACTTGAATCCTGGCACTAAACTTAACTTTAGGCGCGATTTTAGCAACGCGAATTGGGTAAACTTGAACTATATCAGCTATCAACCCGAAGGAAGTATAGACGAGGAGTTAGGCTCAATGCAAAATGATGGCTTGCGGACATCCTTCCGAGTGGCGCAAGACATGGAGAACGTGTCGCTTTACTTCAATATATGGCTAACGATTGACAATGTTATTGACTTGCGCGACTTGAATGTGAGAATATCAGCAACCAACGGCACATCACCAGCGCGTGATATATATTTCGGTAAGGCATTGGTAAGGGAAACATCAACAGGGTTGAGTGTAAGCGCAGGCGGACACTTATCGGGTGTTCAGTTATTCGCTGACGAGTATATTCATGTGGGGATATTTGCACCTCAAGGAAACTACACCGCTGATGGTTACATGAACATGGAACTTTCCTTGTTACCTACCGAATTGAAGAAAGGCGATTACTTCCCACTGGTTAAGAACTTGCCCGACATGAAGCAAGTTGATTTCTTGAAGGCGATTGCACAGATGGCTGGGATGTATGCTTATCCAGATAAATCGGGTAACATTACCTTCGTGACCTTTGAATCGTTGTACAACAACAAGGCTATTGCACAAGATTGGACGGACATCGTGGTGGAGCAAGAAGATGAACTTGCAAGGAATATTGAATATACATTGAACGATACCGCACAACGAAACTGGTACAGATACAAGGAAGATTCATCGTACCGCTACAAGACGAATGGAGATGCCTATATCCAAGTGAACAATCGCACACTTGAAGCCGAGAAGGATGTTGTAGAGTTACCTTTTGCAGCTTCACTGAACGATTTTGTCATGGCTTATTCGTACAAGGTAGGCGAAGAATCGAACTACGAAGGAAGCGAAGATAGAATATTTGTGATGTACACAACGGAAGAAGGCGGTTTCACGCGCTATTATGCTACGTTTAATAGCCTTGAATGGGGGCAGCTATTGTTCAACCACTATGCGGAGTATAGCAAAATGCTTGCCGATACGAAAGTGATAACAGAGTATGTAAACCTTTCGAGCATAGATCTAAAAAACGTGCAGATGAATGTTCCTATTTATCTCGGTCAGCATGGCGCGTACTTTGCGATTGTAACAATCGTAACAAAAGAGAATGATATTTGCGAAGTAAAACTTGTTAAAATGTAAAGATATGGCAGAAAATGTAGAAAGAGTACTGGATATCAAAGTCAATTATGGCGAAGCTATCAAGGCAATAGCTGAATACCAAACCGCCATTGATGGCATGAAGAAGAACGAAAGCGAGTTAAAGGATGAACTTGCAAAAGGAAATATAACTCGCCAGGAATATAACGAGAAGATGACCGAATCAAAGGTAAAGACAAACGAGTTGAAAGCGGCTCAAAAGGTGTTGCAAAACCAAATGGATGGGCAACTGAAAGTGGCCAGGGATTTGAACGAGGTGCGCAAGGCCGCCGACCAAATTGTAGGGAAAGAGGTGCGCTCAATCAAGGAAGCAACCGAACAGAATAGAATACTTCGGGAAGCGGTAAGGAACATTACCGATGAAGAAGAAGGCGCATACGAATTAAGGCAAAAGCTGAACAGACAGATAGAAGTAAACACAGATTACATCAGAAGAAACTCTGATGCGTATGTTCAGCAGAAGATGAATATCGGAGCCTATAAGGAAAGCATCTTGCAATCCGTAGCAGCATTGAAACAAGGCGGCATGACAATGGATTCAGTAGGTATCATTGCAAAGAACTTTGCAAATATTCTGAATAAGGATATGCGCTCGGGTTTTGCTTCCCTTGTAACAAGTGGAGAACGATTGACTGGTGTCTTGAAGTTAGTTAGAACGGCAATGCTTGCGGTTCCTATCATGGCGATAGTAACGGCTCTTGCATCGTTGGCAGCAGCTTTCACACGCACACAAGCAGGCTCGGAGGGTTTTCAAAAGATTATGGCCGGTATCGGTGCAACCTTTGATGTGGTGCTTGACCGATTAGCAACCTTTGGCAATGCGGTTGTGAAGTTCTTTAAGGGCGATTTTAGCGGAGCGGCAGAAGAAGCGAAGAAAGCCTTCACGGGTATTGGCGAAGAAATAAAGAACGAGTATGAAGCTGCAAGCAAGTTAAAGGCCGAAATGATTGCCATTGAAAAGGCTGAAACACTACTCAATGCACAAAGAGCGAAATCAAGAGCCGAAATAGAGAAGTTGAAGTTTGCCGCAGAAGATGCATCACGATCTAACGAAGAGCGAATGAGGGCGGCACAAGCTGCATTCAGTTTGGAGCAAGATTTGGAGAAGAAACAAATGGATTTGCAGAAACGCAGAATTGCGAATATGCTTGGATATACCGAAGTGACGAAAGAAGTACTTGATGTTATTGAAGAGTTAGGCAAGGAAGGAGCGGATGCAGATGCAATCATTTCCAAAATAGGCTTGTCAGAATCAACACTTGCCGACCTTCAAGATTTAAGTGCCGAGGTGGTTAATCTGTACGATATGCAAGAATCATCATTGACACGACAGATTGAATTGAACAACAAGCTGAATGCTTTACGCAAAGATGGAATAGACATTGAAGCCGAGCGGATGGGTATCAGTCAGGAAGAAATGGAAAAACGTGCGGCACTGATTGAAGAAACACTTCGACAAGAAGCCGAGCAAGCTGGTGGACTGACCGCCGTAATAGAGAAGATGCATCAAGAGAGTGTTGCGAAAGGCGAGGAACTGATGCAGAAACAACGTGAGCAAAGCTTATCCCATGCGGATGAATATGCGCATAAATATGTGGAAATTGAACGAGCTAAAGAAGAAGCAATGGCCGAGATTACGGGCGGATTGATTGAGCTTACACAAGAGATAGGCGAGAATAACAAAGCCTTTGCGATGGCAAGTAAAGTGCTTGCACTGGCCGAAATCGCCATCAATACCGGCAAGGCTATTGCGGCTGGTGTTGCACAAGCGCAAAGTGTACCATTCCCCGGCAACCTTGCGGCCATTGCAACAACCATTGCAACTGTAATGGCTAACATTACCCAAGCAATTAAGACCGTAAAGAGTGCCAAGTTTGCAACGGGTGGCGATGTTGTAGGAGCTGGAACGGGAACGAGCGATAGCATACCTGCAATGTTATCTAATGGCGAATCGGTGCTTACCGCTAATGCAACAAGTATGTTTGCTCCGTTGTTATCAACCTTTAATCAGATGGGCGGTGGTGTGCCTATCTACGGACAACAAGCAGGCAGCCAAGCAATGGGCGAAGATATGCTTGCACGAGCATTTGCAAAGGGTGTGGCGAACCTTTCGCCAGTTGTAAGTGTTGAAGAAATCACAAGAGTTACTAACCGAGTTAAGGTATTGGAAAATTTGGGTGTAGGATATGAAGGCGTTTGAGTTACTTATAATCAACAAGTCAATGATTGAATTGCTTGCCAAGAATGACCTTGATGTGGGCGATGTGAAGTACATTGAAGCTTATCAAGAATATTCAAGGCTGATGGCGGAAGGTCACAAGCAGTTGTATGTGATTCAGTATATTGAGGACGAATACGAAATCAGCAAATCAACCATTAAGCGGCTGATTAAGAAATTCGGCAAGGATGTAGAACTTTAAGAAAGGGTGGGCGAAAGCCTGCCTTTTTTTATTGGTTCAGTGTGTGAACCCAAGAAATCAAAACATAAATCGTTAATCACTTGGATATAAAGTAATTTTGTTGCAAACAAAAGAGAGAATATGGCGAAGTTATACATCAACAAGGACATTGCTTCTGATGACAGCAAGATGGCTTATTGGTTAAGTGGCGAAGATTGCATTACCTACAATGACATTCAAGCCTTTCTTGATTCAGTAGGCGATGACAACCGCATAGATGTGGAAATCCATTCGTGCGGTGGTAATTGCATTGAGGGATATGCTATTTACGATGCGTTGAGAGTGTCGGGCAAGGAAATCGCGTGTACGGTTGTCGGCACTTGTGCATCAATGGCAACGGTTATCCTACTTGCTGCACCGCTTGAACGCAGAGCAATGTACCAAAACGCGAGGTTGCTTATTCACAACCCATTCATACCCGAATTGGGCAAGGCAACCATTGACACATTGAATAGTGCGCTTAACTCGTTGAATAGCGAGAAAGAGAGAATGCTTAATATCTACACCGAGCGCACTGGTAGATCAAGAGAAGATTTGGAAGCGCAGATGGCTACGGATGATTGGTTCGGTAGTGAAAAGGCTATCGAGTTGGGGTTCGTTTCATACGTTGTGCCTGCTGCATCCGCTTCGGTTAGTAACAATAAAAACAAAACAGAAATGAGCGAAAAGAAAGAAAAACCAAGTGTAGCGGAAGCATTCCGTATGCTTGGTGTAGCTTTGGGTGTTGTTAAGGATGCAGAAGCAACCGCAGAACAACCCGAAGTTGTAAGTATGACAATCACTACTGTTACAGGTACAGAATTAGTGGTTGAACGTGAGGAAGGCGAACCGCAAGTAGGTGATGCAGCATCTCCCGATGGCGAACACGTTCTCGAAGATGGAAGAACAATCGTTGTTGAAGGTGGTGTGATTACCGACATCAAGTCAGCCGAAGAAGAAGTAATCGAGGAAGAAGTAGAAGAAGCGAAAGCCGATGACACACAAGCCTTGAAGGATGAGATTGCTTCACTGAAAGCTGAAATTGAAACCTTGAAATCGAATGCCAAGAGCGATGAAGATGCGCAAGTATTGGCGAAGGTTCAAGAAGCTGGCGGCATCGAAAAGCTAATCAACGCAGCAGCATCTAAGTATGTCCCTGCTGCAAGAACATCAACTAACAACATTGAGAAACAAAGCCTTGTGGAGCAAAAACTTGCAGAAGCAAGAGCAAAACAAAACAAACGATTTAACAAATAAAGGAGGACAAAATTATGACTATTTTAGAAAGTGTAGCAAACTTGACAAAAGACAATGGCGCAATCAAGAATTTGCGCGACCTTTTGGTGATGACTAACTTCACAGACGAAGTATTGGAGAACTTCTTCACATTCCGCCAACGTGTGCAGAATGGAGAGAAGCTCGGTTGGATTGGCGAGATGGATGAAATCGGTTGGAAAGGTGCTGGTTGTAAGCCAGACTACGTTAAACCGAACATCGCAGCCGCAGAAAAGGAATGGAGCATTGGCGATTGGGAAGCTCCTCTTGAATGGTGCTACAAAGAATTCGAGAACACCGTTGCCGAATACGCATTGAAGGCTGGCACAGATATTGGCGACTTGACATCAACCGACATCATGGATGTGGTTATCTATCCAGCATTGCAAGATGCTATCCGCAAGATGATGTGGCGCATCATTTGGTTTGGCGATGAAAACGCAGCCAATATTGGTGATGGTGGTGTAATTACCGCTGGAATGGATGTTGATTTGTTCAAGCCTACTGATGGTGTATGGAAGAAGTTGTTTGCAGTTGCAACTGCTAATGCAACACAACGTGTAACAATCGAAGCCAACGAAGAAGCTACATATGCCGCTCAAATGAGCAAGATTAAGGAACCAGGTGTTGCAATCGGTATCTTTGATGCATTGCTTGAAAATGCAGACCCACGCATTGCCACTATGGAAGGTGCAGGCTTGTTCGTAACCAAGTCATTGGCTGATGCATTGACAAAGGACTTGAAGCGCGAGTACAAGGAAATCTTGACTTGGGAACAAATCTTCGATGGTGTGAAGGTTGCTTCTTACAATGGTACTAAAGTTTATTCAATCTCTATTTGGGATAGAATGATCCAAAAGTACCAAAACAATGGCACTGCATTGAATCTTCCTCATCGTGCATTCTTTGGTTCAGCAAAGAACATCTTCGTAGGTTCGCCAGCTAACGAGGTTATTTCTGACCTTGAAATTTGGTTCAACCAAGACGAGAGAACAACAAGAGCATACACTGCTGGTAAGCTTGGCACATTGCTCGGTGAAGATAACCTATTCCAAATCGCTTATTAATTCTGCTTATGGGAGTTTGTGATTATTCAATAAAAAGGGACATCGCACCATCGTGCGATGACCCTATTGTTCCTGGAGTAGAGCAAGAAGGTGTAATCTTCAATCGCTCGGATATTGACTTCTCTACCGTTAAGTTCAGTGAAAATCACAAGAACGTAATTGAAACACTTGCACTTAAGGCTGGTGCTAAAGGTTACAAGGTGGTAGTGTATGGTAATAGTCCCTTCAACGGAACAAATACCGCATTGGCAACTGGAACCTATCGAAACACCTTTACCAACACCGTGAACATGGTTATCCTTGATAACAATCCCGATGTTTGTTCAGATGTTATTGATGGCTTGGCTAATGGCGAGTTTGTGGTTATTCTTGAAAACAAGAGCAAGAGCCTTAATGCAACCGAAAAAGGATATTCAGCTTTCCAAGTCTATGGCTACTATCAAGGTTTGAACGCAGCCGAAATTGCTAACGATAAGTATAGCGAAGAAACTGAAGGCGGCTGGAGTGTTTCACTTACTGAAACAAAAGTTCCTAAGTCAGCTTTATTCTTGTTCAAGACTGATTATGAAGCAACCAAATCAATGGTTGCAACATTGACCGCAGAAGCACAATGATAGAAGCTACCAAAAATAGATTGAAGGAGTTAAGCGGCAAGTCCGCTTACTCCTTTGAAGAAAAAAAAGAAATCGAAGCACTATATACAGAAGTGCTTGATAAAACCTTCGTTAAGACATCGTGCAGCAATTGTTATCACGATGCAACGATTGAAATGTATTCCTACTTAAATCGCCACAACAAGATGAAAGAAAAGACATTATACGCGCTTAAGAATGGCGCATTATTGCAACTTGGTTTCGGTAAGGGCGACATGATTACCAACGCAAACCTCACAGATAAACTTGCGGAAAAATACCTTCGTATGAACCCCAACGGACACATATTTTTCAGTAAGTTACCCGAAGATTGGAAAAACCGAATCTTCGCAACAAAGAAAACAAAGAAAGCTAAAGAATAATGAGAGTAAAAGACCTACGGAAGAAATCAAGCAAGAGAATTGACACAACCTACGTTAGTTCGCTTGGCATACAGACTTACGGAGAAGATAACCTCTATCCGCAGGTCTTGAACAATATAATCGCGGCAAGTTCTACTGGTTCGGGATGTGTGGAACGTTTAGCCAACTTTATTGAAGGTAACGGATTGCGCAATTTAGATTTGTCTGAATTGGTAATCAACCGCAAGGGCGACACAATGGATGATTTGCACACCTTAATTTGCAGCGATGTGGCTAAATTCAATGGTTTTGCAATCCATGTTAATTACAACATCTTCGGGCAGATCGTTGAACTTCAATACGTGCCATTCGAGAATTGCCGATTAGTGGAAGAAGATGATAACGGATATGTGTCGCACATTGTCCTTCATCCCGATTGGACTGGTGCAAAAACACGTAACGGAAAGCTGCTCCGTGTAGATAAGCGAAATTGTGACTACATCAATGTATTCAACCCCAACAGAGAAGTAGTGCTGGCGCAAATTGAAGCGGTAGGCGGTATTGAATATTACAATGGTCAGTTGTTGTGGGTAAGCATGGCTGGAAAGAACACCTATCCAACTGGTAAGGGCGATGCAGTAGCAACGGAAATGAGTACCGATGAAGGCTTGTCTAATGTTAAGTACAGAAACGTAAGAAATAACTTCCTTCCTGCTGCTATGATTATCACGAAGAGAGGTTCTAACCTTGAGAATTACTCCGATAGACCGAGTATGCAAGGCGATGATTTCTCGGACACATTGGTACAACTTCAAGGCGATACTAATGCTGGTAAGCTGATGGAAATTACCCTTGAGAATGACGAAGAAAAACCCGAAGTTCTACATCTTAACGCGCAGAACTACGATAAGGAGTTTACCGTTACCGATTCATCCGTAATTGAACGTATCTATGCTGCATTCGGGCAAGAAGCTTGGTATTGCATCCGCATAGGTAAGGTAGGCTTTTCGGGCGACATCCTTGAAGATGCATTTGAGTACTACAATTCTATCGTAAGTAAGCAACAACGATTGATTGAGCGAACATTTAGAGCAGTTTTTAAGCACTGGCACACACCAGTTGCTGATGATTTCAGTGTAGAACCATTAAGATATATCCGCAATGCTACTACTACAATACAATGAGATAGCCGAATATGCAAGAGATATGAGCATTCACATGGACGAGAAGCGCGTAAATGCGTTTATCCGTGAAGCCGAGAACATAGATCTAAAGCCAACATTAGGTTATTTGCTTGAAGAAATCAAGAAAGAGCCTTCAAAATATACCATTCTTCTTGAAGGTGGGGAATACAAAACCGAATGTGGCGAAAAGAAAGTGCTTGTCGGCTTGAAAGCTGCACTTGCATACTACACTTATTCGCGCATCATTAAGAGTGGCGACCTAAATATCGCGCGTTTTGGCGCGGTGTATAAAGAAGTGAACGAATCATCAAGACCGAGCGAGAAAGAGCGCGTAATCGCTTCTAACGATGCTTATTCGGTGGCTAATCGTTACCTTCAAGAATGTGTAGAATATCTTGGAAGCTGCAACTGCAACAAAAGAACAATTAAATCGAACAGAATTGTCTATAAAGTGTTAGGAGATTAAAGAAATGGCTAAATCATACGAAGAAGTAAAGGATGTAATATCCGTAATCAAGAACGAAGTAGAAGATGGCAGAAATACCGCTCAACGTGTAGGCGGTGCAATGGATGACATTGTAGAATATGCGAATGAAAGTCTTGAAGCACAGGAACAACGCATCAACGAAGAATTTGTAGGCAATATGTTTACTATTCATGGTGTAATAAGTAAAAAAGCAGGTAATATTGTTACATCTGAAGAACCCTTATTTTCAACCGATTACTTGCCCATCGATAAGAGTAATGATATTATAATTATCGGTGCTGCTAACACTGATAATTATGCTCCTTATGCTTTCTATGACGAATATTTTGATTTTATTAGTTCTTATAATGGCGAATCTGCACCAGATAGAACATATACTATCAACAAGTCTGATATCCCATCTAATGCAGTTTACATCCGTTGCAGCCACAATTCATCGGTGGATGAATCTAAAATAACTGGAGTAAACCTTACATCTGTCATATCAGCAGGAATTAGAAAAAATGCGAAGAGTGGATATGGTAATGATAGTGGTGTTATAACACAAGAAATACTAACTGCAACAATGAGTGGAAATCCATTTAATTTTGAGGGCGGTGTTGCTAAAACAACAGGACTTGATTATAGCAACAGTACTTATGTCCGCACAGATTACATCTTGCTTAATCATGATTGTGACATATATGCCAGCGGTGCGAATAGTGCAAGTACAGGTAGATTGTGGTTCTATGACAAAGACAAGATGCCGATAAGTAGTTATCTTGGCGAAGAGAGTGGCGCGAAATATTACGACTTATATGTTGTAGATAAAAAGGATTTCCCAAAAAATGCGGTGTACTTCCGTTGTTCTGCATCGGTTAGCGGTAACAAGAAGTTTATTGTTATCAATTCTTCGTTATCGTCTATTGGTGTTAATGAAGGTAAAATTGTTGAAAAGGTAAATTTGTGTCCACAATACATTGAAAAGGTTGTAGGTAAGAATCTTCTATTCCCCAAAGAGTTCCTTTATGGATATTCGTATAGTGCTGACTCTGGTTATATACAGAAGGAAAGTGGTATAATGTCTAACAAGTTGCGATTATCGCCCAAGACTTATACAATTCAAGGTGTTAGACCATTCTCTTCTTTGGTTGGTCGCGTATGTTGGTTCAATGACAAGGATGAATATATAGCGAATGATAAGATAACACTTGATGAAGATGGTGTTGGCCAGTTGGTAATAGAAGCAGGGGATAGCAAGTATTACAATGCTGCATATTGTAGAGTGTTGTTACAGTATAATGCTGATTATCCTTTTAATGTGAATGTTGCTCAATTTGAAGAGGGCGAAACTGCAACAGAATGGGAAGAGTGCAAGACTGAACTTGTTGAAAATCCTCGTTATATAAGAGATGAGAAATTGTGTTTATTGACAGGCGCATCTAATGCGGTTGCAGGTAATGGCTGGTTTGAGAATGCTTGCGAAATGCTTGGTTATAAGCATAGGAATGTGGCGGTAAGTGGCGAATCGGTGATGCAACACGCAACGAAGGCATGGCGAGGGCTTATCTATAATGCTGATGGTACATTAACTAACAATGTTGATGGTAATGGAAAATTCGTTGGCTTGTACACTGCGGAAGAACTGGAAGATATGGATGTGCTTGTGACAAGCCATACACATAATTATGATGTGAGCTTTGAAGGCGAGACCTACACCCCTATTGAATTACTCAATGGTTATTACGATGCGAGTGGAAAGTTTACATTGAATAAATCTTATTTGTCGCAGAAATATGTTGTTCGTGCCAACAAGGAACTTCGTATTAGCACATTCTGTAAGTATTCAGCTATACCTTATGTTATCTTCCTTGATGCTGAAGGTAATGTATTAGCTACTGACATCATACCAAGTGATACATCGGTAGGCGAATCAGTTGTAGATAGGGTTGTTATAACTCCAAACGCAACTTGCTATATGGTTGTTAAGACGGTGGCATCTGTTCCCTGCATTAAGGTGTTAGGAACTACAAGTGTTTTGAAGAAAACCGTACAAGAGTATGAATCAGTTGGTTATGACGAAAATAACAATCCATTATCTGTTGTTATGGATAAGAGTAATAGTAGTCATAGAATTGTTCCTTATGGCGGTAGTGGCGCATCTGGTACATTAGAGCCTAATAACACCATTAACGAGCGATATGCGGCTGGTTATGATTACCTGTTGAAAAAGTATGCGTATGACTGCTATATGTTGAAGTTCAACCCACAATCAAAATGGTATGGCAGTCCGTTTGGCAAACCTTGTAATATTGTGATATGTTCTTATTGGCACGATGGATACAAAGTATTCAATGGATCTGCAAAGGTTCTTGCTAAAAGACATGGTGCATTGTATTGCGATATTGCTGGTCAAGTAGGATTTAGTTATATGCAAACCGATCCGACTGATGATAATTCGTTGAGAATATCACGATTGTATTGCAACAATTCATCGGGTAACGAGGAAGATATTCCTATTGATGGTGTGATGTACACTAAAATGGGTTGGCATGCAACAAGAGATGTTAATTCCCCGTTGATGTTAAAGCGAGGTAAGATATTGTCTGAATCGTTATTAATTGCTTGCGGAGATAAGTAACAATCGCAGTAATGGGATTGTTTGAATAGTGTTTAACCAATAAAAATATAGTTATGGATTTGAATTTTAGAAACGAAGAAAACAAATGGGTTGCTGAATTCCAAGCAACAAGTAATTTTAACCTTCACATTGAAAGAACAGGTTTAGGCAGTATTGTTGTAAGCCAACGCGGTACAGACAATGGCGAGTATGACACTGCATTTATAGAAACTCGCTACGAAGGTCAGAGAGTGTTTGATTGCGACTTTGGCGCACTGGTATTCCCTAAGTGGATAAAGGTGATAAGTGGTAGTGAGGTAATCAAGGGTGTGGTAACATTTAGTGCGTAAGTTATGAGGAAGAATATGCTTAATGTAGCCTATCTGAATGGCGCAGGCGGTATTGCCATTGGTGGTGGTTCTGCTGGTGGTGGCGGTGGTAGTAGTTCTAAGGGTTGGACTGGTCATGCTGATGTGCAAGGCTTGAAGGCTATTGGTTGGACTGACGAGGATATTGAATACTATCAAGCGCATGGTGTGAATTGGAACGAGGAGGATGATGCGTATCATAAAGTTCCCGAAGATAATATTGCGTTGTATGGGGTGCTGAATGTGAACAATATATCCACTTACAAGGATAGGATTGTGTATCTGCCGAAGATTGATACAAGTGGGGTGACGAGTATGAATTATAAGTTTAATGGTTGTCAAATTCTTGTTGCAATTCCGCAGTTAGATACAAGCAGTGTAACGAGTATGAGTGAAATGTTCAATAATTGCTATTCTCTTGTTTCCATTCCGCAGTTGAATACAAGCAGTGTAACGAGTATGAGTAGTATATTCAAAAATTGCTATTCTCTTGTTTCCATTCCGCAGTTGAATACAAGCAGTGTAACGAGTATGAGTAGTATGTTCAGTAATTGCTATTCTCTTGTTTCCATTCCGCAATTAGATACAAGTAAGGTTACTAATATGAGCAGTATGTTCAGTAATTGCTATTCTCTTGTTTCCATTCCGCAGTTAGATACAAGTAATACAGAGTATATGCTTAGTCTGTTCAGTAATTGTTATTCTCTTACTGCCATTCCGCAGTTGAATACAAGTAGGGTTACGGATATGAATAGTATGTTAAATTATTGCTATTCTATACAAACCGCTAAAATTAAAAACGTAAAATTGGCATTGCAAGTGAAGAATACATCATTATTAAACAAGGAAAGTTTGCTCTACATTATTAACAACGAGGCTGCTACGAGTGCAATTACGATAACATTGAGTAGTTACATCTACGATAAGTATGTGAACGATGCAGATGTAGTGGCGGCATTGGCTAATCATCCTAACATTTCAATAGCTAAATAGTATGAAACAGAAACTGACAGAGATAAAGGCGAGTGAGGGAATGTATCTTACTCAATCGGGCGAGGTAGGCGAGATCCGTGTGTTTGTAACCGCGATTAAGGGTATTAACATCAACCCTTATGATTGGCGCGAAGCTACTTTGTATGAGAAGGAGCAATGGGATAAGGCTCACGAAGAGGTTGTAGCCGAGTGATAAAAAATCCCCCTACTATCTTCGCAGACTTCGGGGGGAAGAACATATTTAACTTTGCAAAGGTAGTAATAATTTGATAGATATATGATAAAATGGAGAAATCATTAGTAACGCAGACAATTAACGGGACTTTCGGG